GAGCAATTGGATTTTCCATAGTGTTTGGTTGCAGGGGAAGGAATCGAACCTCCGACCTCGGGATTATGAGTCCCGCGCTCTACCGCTGCGCTACCCTGCGTCTGACAATTTTAAATGTTTACGATGTATTTTACACTGTACCCAAGAATTATAATACAGTTCTGGATGTAAGAGAACATCGTTTTCAAATTGATATTTAGCTTCAAAATAGGAGCACTCACCCTTCGTCCTACAGAGCTTCAATATGACTTTTGTGAATGCTTCTACACCGTTCTGACTGACATCATTAGCTAGTTCTTCATTGGAACCATAATACAATTTCCAATCAGATTCAACCTTGTACTTTTTCTTCTTTCCCTTGACTTGTCTTTGTTTCTGAGAATAGAAGAGCTTCTTACCAAAGTATTTTTTACCAGAGGAGTTGTTTGTTATTAAGTACACAAAACCATAATAGTTTTCAGGAAGTTCACTAAACTCTTCATTATTATATAGCCAGGTCATCTGTCTATATTTTCATCATCAAAGAATTCTTCTTCCATGGGATCTTCACCCATCATAGAGCCACAGTATGGACAAAAGGATAAAGACTCGTCTATATTGTATCCATCAACCACAAACTCTGCATCGCATGTTCTACACATCTGAATTTCTTTATCGTCACCGATCATATAGTATCTCCACAAACCATGTATTTTATTTGTTTTCTTAGTTCTGTTTCATTCATATCGACTATGTAAGAGCCGTTCTGATATGCACTTGAAAATCTTATTGTATTGTCAAGATCAGTATACATATCAACAAAGATCATTAACATTGATCTTTTACAGCTCATTACACCGTATGTATATATACGTTTTATTTTGTACGGGAGACCTTTGTATTCCTCAAATGTATTGAATTCTGTTACCGAATGAAAATCAACTTCATCGCCTTTGTGGCCTATCATACTTTTTTCAATGTAAACTTTGTAGGAACTACCTGACTCAGCATACACCCATTCATCCGGGTTATGTGTGATACCTCGTGATCCATCGGAATTATTGATCACTCCAAGCTCATAACTAAAAGCGCTTGTTGCTAATAGAGCTAAGCTGAGGATTATTGATTTTGTAAGGTTGTACATAATACCTACTCCTTGAACGGGAGTAAGTATATATGTTTTGAAAGTTACTGGTTACGGATCCAGTGTCACCTTATTATTGTGACCGAGTTGAATTAAAAGCTACCGTGATGTCGGCTGCTAGCGCAGTTGTTGAAATTAATAATGCAAAAAGCGGGGTTAGAAAAGTCTTCATTGTGTCCTTTCGTATCGTTGTTGAACAACGACCGTATATATTACACGACTTTTCAAAACCCCACTTTTTTAATCAAAATTTCATCAAATGGACTTCAAGCGTACTTCATTTAGACTTCAAACGGTCATAATTGAGTTAATTACGCAGCCCTAGCCCAAACATCACCCCAATCACCGCTAAGAGCACCCTTAGCATAGTCTGTTGCACGATTCTCAAAGAAGTTAGTATGCGTAGGAGCATTGATCATTTCTTCTACCCAAGGTAAAGGATTCTTCTTTACTGTGAAAATCCCTTTAAGACCAAGAGAAATAAGCCTGCGGTCAGCAATATAGCGAATATAGCGCTTAACATCTTCTGCATCTAACCCCTCCATAGTACCCTGTGAGAATGATAGATCAATAAACTTATCTTCAAGTTCAACCATTCGTTCTGCTATAGTATAGATTCTACCTTTCAGATCATCATTCCATATCTCTTTGTTCTCTTCAACATAGGTTCTAAACAACCTAATCATTGACTCAGCATGTTGTGTTTCATCTACAATCGACCAGGTAACAATCTGGCCCATACCTTTCATCTTACCGTGGCGTGGGAAGTTAAGTAGCATGATAAAGGAACTGAATAGTTGCATTCCTTCGGTGAAAGCAGAGAATACTGCAATGTGAGTAGCAGTAGAAGCAGCATCACCATTCTGTGAGCTAATATCAAGAAGGTAATCATGTTTGGCTCTCATCTCCTCATATTCGAGAAACTCGTTATAAGTTGACTCAGGCATTCCCAGAGTCTCAATCAGGTGGCTATAGGCTGCAATGTGTAGTGCTTCTCTTGCTGCAAACCCAAGCAACATCATTCTTACTTCAGGTTGTGGGAAGTATGGTAGATAATTTTTAACATACCCACCAGCAACATCTACATCACCCTGTGTAAAGAATCTGAAGATGTTTGTTAGGAAATGCTTCTCTTGATCGTTTAACTTATTCTTCCAATCTTTAACATCCTCAATCATTGGAACCTCTGTATGCATCCAATGACTTTGTTCATGCTTCAACCAAGCGTCATACGCCCAAGGATAGAAAAACGGCTTGAAAGAGTTTCTTTCGTCTACTAGTTTTGATTTCTGTTTAGCCATTAATTGCACCAACTTTGTTTAGTTTCACCATAGTACTCTCTTGCAAAACCATTCTGAATTAACATCTGTCTCAGGCTAACACCATCAAGAATGACATCACCAAGTACACGTCCACCAAATTTATCCCAATCCATTAAAAGCACTTGACGTTTGATAGATTTGGCTACTGCGTTCTTTGTGAAGTTGGTAGCAGCCTGTCCTCTTGCTTCTTCTTGTGGACACTTAGCACGAAATCCTTTTTCAGGAGTATCAACACCGTAAACTCTTACTGCAAGTTCTTTGGGTAGTGGATCAGGAAGCCATGTTGCTTGAAATGCAACGGTATCTCCATCCTTGACTCTGGTGATTACAACATCATACAATACACCATTTTTATCTTTAGCAAAGCTGATTAGCGGTAAAAAAGCTAAAAGCAATAAGATCTTTTTCATGTTTCTCCTAGTTTATATTTATTATTGTGATTATCATAATGTAGATCCATTTCTTCACATGGTACAAGCATTATAGTAAAACCAATCAGGCAAAGAACAATACCTACTGGATCTCCCATACGAATAGAGATAAATGTTAAAATGACAAAAGAGATAAAGTTTATTAGTGTATACATATCAGTTTATAGGCCAGTTCTTGTTAAACTTCTCAAAGTAAAAAGTCAAATCCTTTTCGTTGTCATCGTAGTACTCACCAACATAGTCGGACTTAACTACGCTGTGGATGTTTTCACACAATGTCACAAGGGTTACATCCTTTCGGTAGTACCCAAGAATTTCAAACTCCTCCAATATCCACTTCCAATTACCACCTCTGATGATACCAGCTTCCACCACCACAAAGTTCTTATACCCTTTGTGTTTGAGGTGCCAATCCATATCATATCTGAACTTTGAGATTACATACTCGTAGCTCTCACCCGGATAAGTTACCTCAATTGGAATGATTGGAAGTACCTCACCTTTAACAGACCATGCGTGAGAAAGATGCATGGCTGCAGTCCCTGCAAAATCTACTGACGCCTGTATAACTGCAGTATGATCAGGATTGAAGTTCCTATTATCTACCAAGGTAATTAATTTGTCAATCAGTTCTTCTTCTTTGTTTCTAGAAATATAATATAGTGGTCTTCTATTCATAGTTTGTTTTTACTGTCAACTCCATCCTTCAACATCTTCTTCATTAGTAGAACAACTCTCTTCATTTCTTTTTCTGTAACTGCTTTGACAACAACAAGTTTGTCATCATAATTGTTTGCCCCGTCTAAAAGATCCATAGACACTGTCATCTTCTTCTTGGGTTTAAACTTGTTTAGCTTGCTTGATAGGTCTTCTTGTTCGTCTTGTTCTTTTTTTTCTGGTTCCATTTATACCGTGAAAGAGGATCCGCAACCGCATGTAGCAGTTACGTTAGGGTTTTTGATTTTGAATTCCGAACCCATTAATGTTTCCTCGTAGTCAATCACAGCTTCATTCAGGTACTGCATGCTCATCGCATCTACTACAACTTCTATATCGTCTTTAGTGAACACCATATCGTCTTCTGTTAGTGGGTTCTCCTCTAACGAAAATCCATACTGAAAGCCAGAACATCCTCCACCCTGAACAAATATTCTAAGTTTAAGTAAAGGGTCTTCTTGATCAATAATAGATTTAATCTTCTTTGCCGCTTGGCTGGTTATCGTTACTATTTTGAATCTCCTTAGCGTCTAGATTAACGCAATATCCACCTTTGAACTTATACACATTTGAGTCTATAGACATTCTTTCGTATATCTCATTGTTGTAACATTTAAACGGGTCTTTGTATGTCGTAGCAAAATAGTATCCAACATACCCAACAACACCTAACACCATTAGTATTGGAATATACTTTATATACTTTATGATCTCGGGCATGTAGCTCAAGATCTGTGGTAGAAATTTTAATAAGTCTTTCATCTCACTGTGCAGCTAGCTGTTAGTCTATATCCCTCGACAGAGAAAGAACTTGTTATTTGTTGTTTTGCTTCTTTGCATTTTTGCTCGGTGGTAAAAGGAACATTGAGACTCCCTTTTGGTTGAGTGTATGGGTCTACAGATGTAATAATTATAGCTAACCACCACATTACTTATTACCCTTTTCTAGTAATTTTATAACTTCCTTATGATAGTTAATCTCTTTTAGAACGTGCTCCATCTGAGCATAAAGAGTCATTAGTTTCACTCTGTGCTCTTCAATTAAAACATCATCATGAAGCTTAGCAATTTCTCTCTCACTTTTCTTGTCTGGGAAGCTTAGAATCTCTGCCATCCTTTTTCTCCTCTACTTTTTGCTCAACAGCTGGTGGCTTGTCAGGGAATACTTTATCCACTGTCCAATTTGCCATCATCCAGCCCATAGCACTGAAAAAACCCCACACTATCATTTCACCTATCATATCACTTCTCCATCAACTCTCTAACAAAATTAAGTAGCAGCTTGTGGTGCTCGCCATCATGATATAAACCTCTCATCCAGGAGTAATATTTATACCAGTGCTCTTCACTCTCAGGATGGCATCCTATAAGTCCTAGACGTCCTTGATATATTGCCATTGGGTTACCATTTGGATATGTAGCAACAGTATTAAACCCTGTACCAACAAACGTAGGACCGTCATAAAAGAACATCCTTTGATTCTCACCCTTCCAGTTGATCTTCATTGCTTTAGCATGAGGTCGTCTAGTACAGGTGTTGGGCTGTCTTATGTATTGCTGAGCTTCTGTATTTTCCAAGAACCCAAAATAGTTATGATCAGCCCAATAAGCCCCCATACAGATTCCAAGATACCTGCCACCACGTTGTACGAATGACTTGATATAGGATCCATTGGCTTTAAATAAACTATCAAAGGAATCTGAATCACCGATACCACCAGGTAGGCACACCATATCAACGTTATCAAAGAAGTCGGATTCGATCTCATGTTTAGTAAATATCTTGAATCTATAATATGGAGAGAGAGCCCTGATTATTCCATTCCCTGATTGCACTGAGCATTTAGGTTGATGAACAAACAACGCTATAGTTTTCATATCATCCTTCGCAAGCCAGACAGACTTCCTCCGATGCTAATGCCTTGATATCAATCTCTTCAATCACCTGACGTTCAATACGCTTAGATACCTTGTCAGCCTTACCAATCTTTTCGCTTCTGCAATAGTAAAGACTCTTAAGCCCTTGTTTCCATGCTTGGAAATGAACTGCGTGTAAGTACTTAATGTTTACATCTGGTCTGAAGAAGAGGTTTAAGGATTGTGCTTGATCAATATACTCTTGACGATCTGCTGCATGCTGTACGAGCCATCGCTGGTCAATTTCCATACTTGTTTTGTAAACGTCTTTTGTCCACTCATCCATCCATTCAAGGTGCTGGACGGTTTTTAATGATTGTGTCAAGGAATCTGTTTCTGTTAAGAGAAGATCCTGAGAGGGTGTCTTGTCTATAGGCATTAGCGCGATATGGTTCAATACTAGGAGAAGTATTCCCCATGATAATAGAGGAGCTGGCATTAGGGGCAATAGCCATAAGGTGGCTAAAACGCATACCAGTACCAACAGCATCAGGAGCTTCTCCTCTTTCCCTACCTAGTTCCAAATTAGCTGCATCTAGTTTACTCCTGATGTGCTTGAAGATCTGTTTGTTTCTGCCAACAGCCATCGACGATTCCCATGGTATGTTATTCTTCTGCAGATAAGCATGATAACCAAGAGCCCCCACACCAATGCTGCGCTCCTGGCTGGCAGAGTATATCGCTCGAGAAATAGCGCTAGGAGCATTGTCAATAAAGTACTGAAGTACGTTATCCAACATCTCAGCGATGTCCCGAAGAAAAAGATCATTACCTTTCCAATCATCATAATACTCCAAATTAACAGACGATAAACAGCACACAGCTGTTCTGTCTTTATCAGTAGGAAGAACAATCTCAGAACACAGGTTAGACTGTCTTACTTTAAGACCTTTATCCTTCAAGTGCTTTGGTAGATGTTTGTTACTTGTATCTACAAAGTGAAGGTAAGGTTCACCAGTTTGCATTCTTAGTTCAAGGATTTGTTGCCATAGTGCTTTTGCTGATACTACTTCACGAACTTCTCCATCATGTGGATCTTTTAATTCCCAACTATCATCACAGTCCGGGTCAAGCATACAAGCTTCAACCAACTGCATAAACTTATCTGTAATGTTGAGTCCATGATGCAGGTTCAAAGCCCGCATGTTAGGATCCCCTGTCGGCTTTCGCATGTCCAGGAATAAAGCAATATCAGGGTGATCGATATCCAAATAGGCAGCGTAAGAGCCTCTGCGAGTCCGTCCCTGTCTGTATGCAAGAGACGAAGCGTCGTATATACGCAAATGAGGCATAACCCCAGTAGACTTATCATCAGCGGAACGGATGCCAAAGCCGACACCTACACCACCTCCAAGCATTGATAACCAGTTTGTTTCTGAGAGGTTATCAACGAGACCAGCGGAGCTATCATGCATGTAATTAAGAAAGCAAGATATAGGTA